AACTGGGCGGGGACTGTGGGGGCGTCCCAATTCAGTTGAGGTGAGGCAGGAGTGCCACCCGCAGGTGCACCCCCGCCCCCAGCGCCAGTATCTCCACCGGCACCTCCCGTTCCGGGCCCAAGAGCCGCACCATCACCGCCGACTGCAGCAGCGGGTGTAGCAAAGAACATTTGCCGCTGTGTGAACCACATGGACTTGCGCCAGTAGCTATTCATTGTCGTCCCTTCCCATAATCGACTTCACCAATTTCTTTTTGCCTACAGTTTCCACTGAATCACCCTTCATCAAGTCCTGAGCATCAGTCCAGTTGAGTATGTCATCGTCGTTCCACGCCGCGCACACAGCAGCGGCCTCGACAGTATGCTGGAGTACAGTACACAAGCCTTGGTCTGTGTCCCATTTCTCAACAACCCCTTTAACTCTGTAGCGGTCACAGTCATCGCCCCCATTGACGCCACCACAGTTCGCCCCGCCATACTTCTGCCCCACTTCTGGGGCATTAATCCAAATGAGCCCAAGACTATCAGGGGTGTCCAGAACATCGTGGTAGCTTGGCTTGCTCTGGCGTGGGGTGTCTGTGCATTCCTGCAACGAACAACAGGGCCAGTACTCAATAGGATCACCGCTGTCTTTGTGGCCGATGACTGTAGCCACCTTGATGTCAGGGCCAAGGCGCTCACAGGTGAAGTCAGACGTATGTTCCTTGCAGGTGTAGCAGGATGCCGGTTTGCCGCCAAGCTCATCAGCAGTTGTGAACAGTACCTGAGCATCAGTAAGAATAGGCACACCATAGAAGTCCGGCTGGGACTTGTCCCGGCGCATACTGTCAACCTTCTTGAGTTGTTCCGGCCCATACTCTACAAAGCCCCCAGATTCAACCTTCGACTTGTCATCCCTGCCCATTTCATGCGTACTCTGCCTGTCCCTTGAGATTACCTAGAGTGCCCACTGTCGGGGCAGGGGAAAATGTAACCGTCAGGTCACCCGTGACGCTGTTGTAGGACGGTGTGCCGCTGATAGTGCCACCGCTGGCCGTCACACCGGATACAGAACCTGGCAACGGGTGAGCTGCGCTGAATGCTGCGGATACAACACCCGAATCGGGGATGAGGCAGACAGGATCGTGGGCGAAGCTGACCACAAGCTGAGTGTCGGTGCCATTCCCTTCCCAGTTGATGACAAAATTGATGTACTTTTTGAGATTAGCCATTGTGCCTCCTAGAATGGTGCCTGTGTCCAGCCAACAACACCCGATAGCGGTCCCGCTGTCGTCACCAACAGGCAGACATTGTTGCCCGCCACGGTAGTCCTTGTAACTGCCCCATTGCCCCCACCAAAATTGATAGTGCCGTTGGTGGCTAAGCTGAGGCCCCCGACAGCCGTGGAATTACCCACCATGGCCTTGGTGCCTGTACCGCAAGTGGAGCCTGTGCCCTCTACCATTGAGAATATATCAGCAGCACCGGCATTAAAGTTGTAGCTGCACACGTACACAAACATGTTGGCGTTGCCCGCCGTGACAATTTGCGTGTTGGCAGCTGCACTGACAGGGGTGTAGTTGTCACACAGGATGTTGGCGAACTGGGAGGCAGCCTTGGACGGGCGGGGATGGATGTAGGTATCGGCCTCGTAGCATACGAACACAGCCAATATCAACGCCATTGCAACGCAGATTGCCTTCTGTGCCCTGTTCATCGGCCTGCCCCTACTGGAGTGGGCTTGCCCAATCCCGGTGATTGCCCTTGCACATTCTTATTCTCAGCAGATGCCTGCGACAGTGCAGTGGATTGAATGTCACCGCTGGCCTGGGCTGCGCCGGCTGTGTGCGGGCCACCCTTTGACAGCCCCTTCACACTGGCAGCAGCCGCAGCCGCCGTCAACTGTTTGACCATACCGGCCGTCTCCTGCTTGTCCATTTCATCGATCGTTTCCATCAGGTGCTCAATCAGGGCCTGCTTGGCTTCAGGACGCCACTTCTGGAAGTCCCTGGCCTTGGCGGCATCCTTGTGGAAGTATATATGGATGTCCATGTCCTCAATGATGGGCATGGGCTTGATGTTGGGGGGGACATAGGGCTGGCCGGGCATTCCTGCCCCAGTCTTGAACAGTTGATTCTCCAGCCGGGCATTGGTGGCGTCACGGTTGAAGGATTGCATTAGCCCAGTCTCGCCAAACAGTTCAAATACCTTGGCCTTGATGGCAGGGTCGGTGATATCCAGCGCCCCCTTGTCAAACAGCAGCATCAATTCCTGTCGCCGCTCATCCCTGGTCTTGGGCAGGCCATGAGTGGTAGTCACCCAGTCCGTCACCTTGTCCAAATCCGCCCCCATAAACGCTTTGACCTCATCTTCAAGGCCAGGGCCTACAATGGCATTGATCTGGTCAGGCGTCATGTAGTGCTGAATGAATTTGACGTACTTGCGGATCGTCTCACACCAGAAACTGTTCCAGTTGGCGGCCGGTTTGCCAAACATCAGTTCGGCTTGCTGACGCAACTGTTGGATGGCGGAGGCGGCTGTGATGGCCCCTTCCTGCTGCCCACGGAAAGCATTAACCGCCATCGAAATATTCTGAAACTCAGCATGTAGATTGTCCCGCTGCTTGTAGATACCATCATCCAGATGGCCACTGGGCAACCGTTCAGGTTTCTCACTGGCAGGTCCAATCTTGCGGTACTTGATGACCTTATCCGACCGCCCCGTAATCTCGCTGACAATGGTGCTGATGTCCTGCATGATGGGGTCAACAGCCGATGTCATTGCGTGTAACTTAATGATGGACTCGTAGGCGTTGAGTTCGCGCTGAATCTCAACCAGATCAAAGCTGATGGAGCGCGGGAAGAATATAGTGGGCAGTCTCAGGTACTCACCCAGGGTCAGGGGATGCTCAGGAAACTCCCATTCCTCTTCATGGGCCATCTTGTCGTTGATGATGACGTTGTAGAAGCCCTTGGGGAACTGTTTCACCTTCCCCGGTGCCACATACATCTCCAGCACCATGCAGCTGTCCTTCACCTGTATCGTGGTGTTGCTGTAGCCGGTGTACCAGAAGTTCAGGGCATGTTCGTAGGTGACACTATAGCCATCGGGCCAGATGGCGTCGGGCTGGGCCTCAAAATTCCAGCGATAATGTATAGACTCAAGCGGCATACGATTGGCCCACAACATGTCGGGGCTGTCCTCGATACTTGTCGCCCCTGGTCTGGGGAAGGCCCACAGCGTGTTGCCAATGTCCAGTGACAGGTCGTAATTGTTCTGCTCCTCCATGGCAGGCTGACCCTGTTCATCCATTTCGGGGGCCATCATCTGAGTGTCATCCATGACCAGTTCATTGCCGCACTGGGGGCAGAATTGCGGGGGCTCCTGACCGGGGGTGGCCACGGTGTATTTGTCGCAGTTGCTGCACATTGTCCCTTTGGTGGCCTGCATGGACTTCTTGGGTACATTGGTTTTGTTGTTCTTGACCCTGATGATACTGAACACACCACCGGACAGCACGAATAGCTGCGCACACAGCCCACATTTATCCAACATTTGCCCAAACTGATGCTTCAGGGCCTCCTTGACCACGATGTGCTCACTCAGCTTGGTACAGACCTGGCTCACCATATTGGCGGTAGGATCATCAGCAGGCTTGGGGGTGGCCTCAATTTCAGGGATCTGGGCAAAGTTACTGGCCACAGCATCCACAGTAGGGCTGAATCGATTGATGCGTGGACGGGGCACCCACTCATCAGTGGGCTGTTGTGGCTGCCACACTTTACGGGCATCGTCCCAGTCAATCCAAGACTGGTTGGCGTAGAACAGTAGAGCTTGCCAGATGGACTGGTGGTAGACGATGTAGGCATTCTTGCGGTCATTCCAATTGTCCTGGGTATACTGCAAGGCCGCATTGGAGTCAAGTCCAGTGCCGACACCAACATCGGTATCTGACTGACCCTGTGCACCCAGGCCAACGGCCCCTTTGATGGCTTGTAACAGACTCCTCACTTAGCCCCCCTAGTTGCACATCCACACAGCAGCCGTCTGCCTGACAGCAAGGTGACCGGCACCGGCACCAGCACAGGGATTGGCCGTAGTGCAGTCAGTACAGAACAGTGTGGTGCCTATGGGTATGCCAAGCGTGGGCAGGTTGGCAAAGGTGACGCGGCCATATTGTAGAGCACCTGATGGGAATAGTGAGGCTGTCCTAGCATCGGTGATGGTGCCATTGCCACCATTGCCGCAAGCCGTGGCGTTGCAGACCACAGTGGCTAGGGCAATTTCACCAGCAGCAGGGAACAGTAGAGTGGCCGGGGTACCGGGGGTGGCACCCGTGCCAGGAGCGGTTACACCCACCTTGGCATACACCAGGTTTTGAGGACAGCTGTAGACAATCATGAACGTAGTGCTGGCCGCCAAGGTAATGTTGGATTCAGAGATTAGCTCGTTGGAGCCGAGGCAGTAGACGGGGCCGCCATCCACTTGCAGGACAAAGTTGGATGCGGGGTTGGTAACCGTGCCAGCAGCCCCCGTAACCGTGGTTGGGGCAGAGGCGTTGGTAGCCTGGGCAAAGAAGCCAATGGGGACGGATGCGCCAAACTGACTGCCCTGAGCATGGCTGTGGCTGGGGTACTTCAGGCCCATCACAGCTCCAAACGCCAGCGTGAGTATTGCCAAACAGATGCCAATTCTCTTCCATTGTGTCATTGCGGTTGCTCCTTAAATGTAGACGTAACTGCGTTCGGGTTTTTCCAGGGATTCGGTACGTAAACTTTTTCCGGTGGTGGGAGCTTGGGTAAGGGCATTATCAGGTCCACACCAGCCCGCCGCGCCAATGCTTCCATCAATCTGTCCACCCGCTGACTGTCGGCTTCGTGGCGAGTACGCAGGTACTGTATCTCACCCTGCAACGATTCAATCAGGGCAACACTAGGATCGGGCTTGTGTGACCACCACACTTACTCACCTCCACTATCTGAACCTGTGTCCATGGCGGGTGTCACAGCCGGTGCGCCGGCCCCCACGTGCATACCGTGGCGGCGTTGGCCCTGGGCAAAGTAGTTAGGCTTCTTGAAGCCTTTGCCGCCAAAGTGCTGGCGGGAGGCGATGTCGCCACTGAGACGGCCTGCCGTGCGTTCAGTCTTTTCAAGGGCGCGACGGAAGCCACCGCTGGTGTGGGGGCCACCCTTGTTGGAGCCCTCTGTGTCCCCAGTACCTCCACGGTCGCCAGCATCAGCACTGAAATTCAGGTCAGCCGGGTTGCCACGCCAGCCAGCACCGGGATCGGCCTTGATGCGGCCGCTGCTGTTCAACCTGTCTGTAAGTGAGAATGCCATCTGTCACCTCGCTGACATGGAAAGTACAGCCTTGGTAGCTGGGTCAGTCTTGGCCAGTATCGCCTCAGCCTTCAACTCATCCTCAGGATCAAACACGGTCACAAAGTCCTTGAACTGGACAGCCCCACCTTCCTTGGGCTGGGGGGCAATGCCGAAGGTGACCTCAAACATCACTTTACCGGGTATGTCCTTGGTGGGGGGCACCACATCCTTCACCTTGACGTACAGGTCTACTTGGGATGTGGGTATCCAGCGCAACAGACGGCCAGGCTTGAGACTGTTACCCGCATGGTCAATCACTTTCACTTGTCACCTCGCAGATTCAATGTGAATATCCGCTTGCCCACTTCCTCAACTGCACCCAGCTCAAGGGCATACCGGGCCATATTGTCGCTATCGGTGAGGAACAGAGCTTCCCACAACTGGTGTGGCTGACTCACGGCATCCTCAATTCCAGATTTAACCAATAGATCGGCCATGTGACGTTGTGCCAGACCGTAACCAGTACGTAATTCGTGAACGATGCCGCCTGCTCGCCAGACGAGACACCCCACTGGCCTGCCGGGCACTCCCACAACAGTAATCCGGTCGCGGTCCAGTCGCACATCACCTGATTGCGGGCATCCAAGCAACCTGTCAAGCCCTTCAGCGTCGGCTGATTCGTATGGTCTGGCGATGAGCATTTCATGTGTTGGCCGTAACTGGTGCCCTGTCGCCATAGCTGCCTACCGTCCCTGTTGCCCGTTTACCCTTTGAACTGTTATTGAATCGGCCTGTGATGCGCTTGGCCATACGGCCAGCTGTGTTGCCTGCACTGGGCTGTGGATTGGTGCGGACACCAGGGACACCAGACTGGCCAGTATGGCCGAATCCACCTCTGTTGGCTGGGGCAGGAATGTTAGAGCGTGTTTGCGGTGACCCACCATGCCCTGATACCCGCGTCTCACTGGGGAAGGATTGGCGGCCAACTGAGGGCATACCACCCCTTGACGCCGGGTTGCCGGTACCGCCACGGGTGCCACGGATGCTGGTGTTGGTGTATTGCTTCTGCCCTGACTGGTAAGGGCCGCCACGGTGAGCATTAGGGACAGCTTTGACATTCCTGACCACAGGGGCAGCAGGGCCACCACCACTGTTGGGATCGGTGAAGTTGTGGCTGCCCTCGTTATCGATCCTGGCTCCCTTGGGCATGGTCATTGCTGGCCAACGTGATGCCATTGTTGCCTCCCTACTTAAATGCCTTGCCGTAATTCCCTGTCGGTACCTTACCCTCTTTTTTGAGGTACGACAGTTGAATAGCCCCGGCCTGCACAGGCGACTTTACAATAGGGCCACCTGCACCACTGTGCAGCTTGCCAGCCTTGAACAATGGCATAATCTCACTGGCTGGCATTACTGTAACCTCTCAGGGAACCACGTACGCGCGTTGCCGGTGCCGCCCTCAAACCACTGTCCCACATTCGGTGGTACGCCAAACTTCTTGTCAAACGATAACATGGCCTTAGTGGCCTTCTGACTGTGGGTGTCCATGGCCAGGATGTCCTTGTGTGTGAATCGGGGGGGCTCAGGCCGTGACATGGCCGTGTACCTTACATCGTCAATCCAGTGGTCAGGGCCCATGTACTTCTTCTCGCCCCGTTCATTGAGGACAATCTTCCAGCCGCGCAATTCCTTCAGCCCAGCCTTGTTGTTCTCAGGCACAATGAAGATGGACGGTGAGGGCCGTTCGTTGGTGATAGGATGGACGTGGGCGGGCTTGATGTGGAAGTATTCCTGTAGCATGTCCACACCAGCTTCAACTGCATTGTGGGCGGCAAGGGTAGGCAAGCCCTCGCGCCAATACAAGTCCTGAATGGACATCAGCTGGTTGTTCTGCATCTGGGTCTTGGCTTGGGTGGACGGATCAATCAGCACATAGTCAAAGAAGTCCAAACAGGGCCACTGGCCAAAGTTCTTGCCGGTATACTTCTCGTCCATACCCTTGCAACGGGTAGCCCAGTAGTTACACAGTTTGCGAATGGAGGCACTGTGTTCACTGATGCGCCGCTCCTTGCCCTCGTCGGTGCTGTAGTAACTACCCAGGACAAACAGGTTGCCATCGGGGTCAATGCCGGTAACGGTGAAGCACGTTACCCCTGTTGACGCGTGGTCAAGGCACCCCACCAGATTCAGCACTCGCAGGAAGGCTGATGGTATCTTGGACTCGGGCAGGTAGTGGTAACGCTCATCCAGGGATTTGAACACTTGCCCCTCGACAGACCCCCATTGGCCATCAAGGTACTTCTTTACCCAGACCTCGG